GAGAAAAGTCAGATGGCGAATCCACTGAAGGGTGAAATACCTCTAACACTTGGCAAAGAAACTTATAAATGCAGACTAACAATAGATGCATTAGTAAGAATAGAAGACGAACTAGATAAAGGCATTTTAGAATTAGCTACTGCCATTGCTGAAGCTAAAGTGCGAGTTCGCACATTAATTGTTGTTTTAAGAAATGCACTACGAGGTGGTGGCAACGACTTTGATGATAAAAAAATTGGCTCTATAATTCAAGATGTTGGAATAGTAGTAGCATCAACCGAAGTAGCTAAACTCTTAGCTGCAACTTTAACCGATAACGACTCAGACGAGGAAGATAAAAAAAAAGAACAAGTAGCATGAACCCTGTTAGCATCAACTGGGCAGATTATGTAAAAATCTGCATTGGTATGATGAATATGAGACCTACTGACTTTTGGAACTTATCTCCTCGTGAGATGTATCTAGCTATCAAAGGATTCAAACAATTTCATGGTACAAAAGAACCTGATGAACCTATGACTAAAGATAGACTAGAAGAAATGATGGAGTTATACCCTGACTAATGGCTACTGGTAAAACAATAGATCAACTTATTATTGAAATAAAAGCTGACACACGACAGCTTAAAAAAGATTTAAACCAAATACAAGGTAAGTTAAAAACCACAGGTGCTGCTGGAGGTGCTGCTTTTGGTAGTATGGCAGGTTCTTTATCTAAAGTAAAAGTTGGTGCATTAGCTGCAGTTGCAGGTATCGCTACTTTAGGTGCAACAATAAGTCGTATGGCTAATACCTTTATGATGTTTGAGGATTTAAAAGACTCATTAGACACAGTATTTGGTAGCATAAAAGCAGGTGATGATGCTCTTGACAGAATACTAGATTTCTCACAAAAAACACCATTTCAAGTAGAAACAGTAACACAAGCATTTATTGCACTTAAATCTGCTGGTATAGAACCTACAAATGATATGTTAAGTACATTTGCAGATACAGCTAGTACATCTACAGACCAACTAGGAGTATTCAATGCATTAGTAAGAACAGTACAAAGGTCTGCTGGTGGTGGATTAGGTTTAGAAGAACTTAATATGATAGCTGATAGAGGTATTGATGTATTTGGTGGACTTAAAGAAGAACTTGGTTTATCAAGAATGGAACTTGGTGATTTTGGTGCTACTGCTGAAGGTGCAGATTTGATCGTACAAGCACTAATTTCAAGTTTACAAAGAAAATTTGGTGGTGCTATGGAAAGTAAAATGGATAACTTATCCACTAAAGCATCAAATATGCAAATTGCTTTCAAGCTTTTAACAAATGAACTTATGGAAGGTGGTCTTGCTGATGCATTAAAAGAAGCATCTGATGCAATGGCAAGTTTGGCAACAAGGTTTGCTACATTTTTAGCAGCAATGCGTGGTGAAGGTATAGGTATTATTTTGACTGGTGATACTGAAACAGATTTAGATTTAGTAGGTACTGAGATTGACAGACTTGTAGGACAAGTAGAAAACCTTCAATCAACACCAATATCTCTAAGAGCAGGTGGTGAAGGTATTAGAGGAAGACAAAAACAAATTAATCGTCTGATAGCTGTAATTAAACTTCTTAAAGAAACACAAGCTGATTTATTTGATGAATTTGCAATATCATTTGAAACAGGTAAAAAACTAAATGACCAAGAAAAAGAAAGTATTATGCTCAAAGGTCAGTTAGCAAAAGCATTTGGAATTGTAGAAAAACATCTAATACAATCCAAAGGTAATACTGAAATTTTATCAATTGCACAAGATAATTTAGGTGCAATATTTGAAAAGAATAAAGAAAGACTAGAAGAATTTGGTATTTTAAATGAAACACAATTAGGTGAAGTCTTTACACAACTTGCAGAAGATTCTAATGATGCTGCTAAATCATTTCAAGAAGTATTAGCACCTGCTATACAAAGTATGTCTTTATCTTTTACAAATGATTTTGTAAATGCTTTATTAGAAGGACAAAATGCATTAGAAAGTTTTAAAAACTTTTCACAAAGTTTAGTATCACAAATTATTTCTACATTTATGCAAATGGCAGTAATTAATAAAATATTAAACGCAGTTTTTGCAGGTCAAATAGATGCTGGTAATATGAACGCATTACCAACATTTGACTTTAGTGCTGGTGGAGGAACTGTTCAAAAAGGAATGCCAACAGTTGTTGGAGAACGAGGACCTGAAATATTTATACCTCATAGTGGAGGTACTATTATGAACAATATGAATAGTAGAAATGCTATGGGTGGTAATCCAATAGTTGTAAATCAATCAATCAACTTTGCTACTGGTGTTGTTCCAACAGTAAGGGCAGAGGTTATGAAACTTATGCCACAAATAGCAGATGTAACAAAAGGTGCAGTAGCAGAATCTGCAATGCGTGGTGGTAATTTTAGGAGAGCATTACAAGGTGGCTAAATTAATAACAATGCCTACAACACCAAACTTTATTACAAGCAACTTTTCTCTTGTTAGAACAGTAGGCACAACAGTATCGCCTTTTACTGGTAAAACTAAAACACAAGAGTTTGATGGTGTTAGTTGGAATGCACAAGTATCACTACCACCCATGCGAAGAGATGTAGCTTTAAATTGGCAATCTTTTCTTTTGGAACTTAACGGACCAGTGAATACATTTAAGTTTACTGATCCTGATGCTTTAACTAATACAGGTACATATTCAACTGCTTTCTTAACATCAGAACTAAGAACAAATAATTCATCAGTTCAATTATCATTTAGTGGTTCTACTATCACTGCAGGTGCATCTACATTTTCAAGCACAAAAGTTGGTGATTTTATAGTAGTGACTGGTGCAACAAATGAAGAAAATAATGGTACACATAAAGTTACAACTGTCACAAGTGCAACTGTAGTTGTAGTTGATTCTGATCTTACTACAGAATCTAATACTGCAAGTTGTAAAGTGAGAAGTAATGTCAAAGGTGCTACTGGTCTAAATCTTTTAGCATCTACTAATAGTGCGACAGGTACTATTAAAAAGGGTGATTATTTACAGATTCAATCTTCTGCTTCAACAACTGGCACACCTGCACAACTTGTGATGGTCACTGAAGATGCAACTGCTACTACAGATAGTGGTAAAGATTTTTATGGAATTAAAATACAACCTAAACTTAGGTCTGATTTAGCAACTGGTCATCATGTAGTATTCACAAATCCCAAAGGTAATTTTAGATTAACGAGCAACGAGGTAAGTTGGTCTGCAGATAGAATATCAAACTATGGTATAAGTTTTTCATGCACTGAGGTAATTTAGATGGCTACAAGACAAGGATTAGATAGTTCTATTGTCAATCGTCTAGGTGCAGATGAACAAGCAATGTTTCTTGCTATTAAAGCAGAGTTTGACTCAGGTACAGTAAGACTATGGACAGGAATTGATGATTTAACGATAAGTAGTGAATCTTATACAGGTGCTGGTGAGTTGCTGTCCATTGGAAATGTAGAAGAAAGCACTGATCTTAAATCAGCAGGATTAACTGTAGGTATATCAGGTATGGACACTACAGTTCTTAATCTTGCACTGACAGAAAATTATCAAAACAGATTTATAACTTTGTTTCTTGGTTATTTGATGGGTGGGACTAATGAAGTTGCTGGTACTCTTGTTTTATTTAAAGGCAGAATGACTACACTTTCAATTACAGATGCACCACAAGGCTCTAATATAACAATAAATGCAGAAAATAGACTAATAGATTTAGACAGACCTTCAAACTTTAGATATACAAAGGAATCACAAAACTTTTTGCATTCAGGCGATACATGTTTTAACAGAGTTGCTTCTTTACAAGATAAAGAAATAGTTTGGGGTAAAAAATCAGATACAGTAGGTGGTGGTGGTGGTGGAACAGGTCGTGGTAATGATAGCGTTGGTAATAATAGTCTTAATAGATAATGAAAAAAGTATTAGATTGGGAAATAAAATTCAATACATTTATTGATGTACATAAAAATATACCTTTTGCATGGGGAACATGGGATTGTTGTAAATTTGCAAATGCAGTTATAAAAGAAATCACAGATGAGGATTTAATACCAAAATCTTTAAAATGGAAAGATGAAAAAACTGCTATGAAAAGTATAAAAAAATATGGTGGTACATTACTTAATAGCATAAAAAAAGCTTGTCAGACTAAAAGATTAAATCAAATAAACCCTGCGTATATGACAAAAGGCGATCTAGTTGTATATAAAGAAGAATCACAGCTTGTGGGTATATGTGATGGTATGTATGTTTTAACACCAACAGATGATTGTTTAGGTGTAAAAACTAATGTTAATGTTCTTGGAGTGTGGCGTATAGATGGCTAAACAGATTAAAGCAGCAGTTATAGCAGCACTTGTAGTTTTTGCAGTTGCGACAGGTACGATACACTTTTTTGGTGCTGCAGCATTAGGTGGAGCAACTGCATTAGGAATGGCAGCAATTACTTTTGGCACAACTTTGATAGGTGGCGTTATAGGAAAAATGACATCTAAAGGTATTGATGCTTCAAATGACAATTTTGGAACTAAGTTTGCAAAAAGAGAAGCTATTGCACCAAGACAACTTATTTATGGACAAGCAAGAGTTGGTGGAACTATAGTACACATGGAAACATCAGGTATAGATAATCATCTATTACATTTGGTAATAGCTATTGCTGGACATGAAATTGAAGAACTTACAAATATAAGACTTAATGATAATGATTTGACAACGACAACAAGCACGATAAGTGGTTCTACTGTACATACAGTGACAAATTCTGATTACACAAATACAGATAACGATAATAACTTTGGCAGTGGTAGATTAATTAGATTTACAGTACAAGATGGAAGTCAAACTGCTGTAGATGGATTTATGAATGCACAATTATCATCTATGGGTACTAATGATAAATTTTTAGGTGTAGCTTATGTATATATGCAAATGGTTTTTGATGCCGAAGCTTTTGGTGGTGGAATTCCTGCAACATCATTTTTAGTGAAAGGTAAAAAATGTTTTGATCCAAGAACAAATAATACAGTTTTTACGAATAACCCTGCATTACATATTAGAGATTATCTAACAAATACAGAGTATGGTATTAGAGCAGTAAGTGATGAAATTAATGACACAACAAATGCTGGTGGTTTTGCAAGTGCAGCTAATACCTGTGAGCAAAATGTTACTTTAGCTGATGGTTCAAGCACAGAAAAAAGATATACATCAAATGGTTTTACTAATTTTAGTGCAGATGGTAATGGTGTAATTGAAGGTATTTTAAGTTCAATGGCAGGTAAATTATCATATGTTAATGGTAAATTTAATGTATTTGCTGGTGCTTCTCAAACACCTTCTCTAACAATTACAGATGATGATCTATTAGATGCAGTTCAAGTACAAACCAATCCTAATGCTGGTAATTTGTTTAATGCAGTAAAACCAATATATGTAGATTCAACGCAAAACTTTGTGGCAGCTGATGCACAAGTGTTTGAAGATACGACAATGTTAAATAACGACACACCTAGTGGTGAATCAACTGCAAATTACAAAAAACAAATGGAAGTTCAATTACCTTTTACAGTTACAGATACTATGGCACAGAGATTGGGAAGAATTGCTTTAAAAAGTCAAAGACAAACAACATCAATTAGTGTATTAGCAAGTCTTAAATTTATGAGATTACAACCTGCCGATTGGGTTTATGTAACAAATACAAGATTAGATTATGAACAAAAAGTTTTTGAAGTTATATCTACTAATATGGAAGTTATTGAAGATGATGATGTTCCTATCATGGCAACAAGATTAGAACTCAAAGAGGTAGCT